TACTATCCACATCGTTGGGTAACTGAATCAGGTAACCATGAAGACGGTTCAGGAAGCTTTGGTAGATTAGCACAACGACGTGTAGTAATACAGGCCATGCAAGCAGTTGTTAACTCTAACGATGAAATTAGAGATAACGAATCAAGAATATTTAACTTGCTAGCTGCTCCAGGTTATCCAGAGTTGATTGGAGAAATGATCACTCTAAACTACGACAGAGGACTTGATGCATTTATTATTGGTGATTCACCAGCTCGATTAACTCCTGATGCAACTTCGCTTAACGAATGGGGTGTTAATGTTGAAAATGCAGTAGAAGATAACGACAGAGGATTAGTGTCCAGCGATGAGTATCTTGGTGTGTTTTATCCATGGGGCTTTACTAGCGACAATGCAGGTAATAACGTTGTTGTTCCGCCAAGTCACATGATGCTGCGCACAATGGCACTAAGTGATCAAGTTAGCTATCCGTGGTTTGCACCAGCAGGCACTAGACGTGGTAATATTACTAATGCAACTGCTACAGGGTATATTACCAGTGAAGGCGAGTTTGAAAGTATTGCACTAAATGAAGGACAACGTGACACACTGTACGGTGTTAATGTTAACCCGATCACATTCATTACAGGTGCTGGACTAGTCAACTACGGTCAGAAAACTAGAGCGCCAGGAGCAAGTGCACTGGATAGAATTAACGTAGCACGACTAATTATATTCTTACGTGGCCAGCTTAACAGACTTGCTAAGCCTTATGTGTTTGAACCAAACGACAAGGTGACACGCGATCAGATTAAGCAATCAGCAGAATCACTACTGTTAGAATTAGTTGGTCAGAGAGCGCTGTATGACTATCTCGTAGTGTGTGACGAAACTAACAACACTCCTGCAAGAATTGATCGCAACGAGCTTTATATGGATATTGCAATTGAACCTGTGAAAGCAGTTGAATTCATTTACATTCCGTTAAGAGTATTCAACACAGGTGAAATATCAGGCAGTGCATAATAATACGGGTCCAGAATGATGGACCCGTATATGATAAATAGTTTTATAATAGGAGTTATATAAATGTCGATCTCAACATTATCAAAAATCACAGTACCACTAGCTAATGATGCAAGCGCTGTTAGCCAGGGTCTGTTGATGCCTAAATTGCAATATCGTTTTAGGGTAACATTAGAAAACTTTGGAGTAAGTGTAGGCGAAGTAACAGAACTAACCAAACAGGTAATAGATGTTACACGCCCAGTAGTAAACTTCGAAGAAATAGAAATTCCAGTGTACAACTCGCGTGCATATCTAGCAGGCAAGCATCAGTGGGAACCAATTACCCTAAACTTGCGTGAGGATGTTACAGGAAGTATTCAAAAGCTGGTAGGCGAACAAATGCAGAAGCAGTTCGACTTCTACGAACAATCAAGTGCTGCATCAGGTATTGATTATAAATTTACAACAAGAATTGAAATACTAGACGGCGGTAACGGTGCTTTTGCTCCAACGCAGGACAGTGGTATACTAGAAACATTTGAATTGTATGGTTGCTTTATTCAAAATGCTAACTATAATTCACTAGCATACGCAACTAACGAACCTGTTACTGTAACGCTTGCTATACGCTACGACAACGCTATTCAAACACCACAAGGTAGTGGTATTGGCACTAACGTTGGTAGAGGTATTGGCGGTGAAGTCGGTACACTTATTACACGCGGCGGTTCGCCACAGTAATAGAGCAATTCCTGTTATGAGACTGATATTAAGGGAGCTTCGGCTCCTTTAATATTATGTGCGTACTTAATAAATCAAATAAATAATTATATGTCATTCATAAAAGATTATCTAGACAACGTTGTAAGTGGTACCTTAAATCCTAAAGGGAATTTAGGAGACTACTCGCACGCAGCAAATCTGTTTGTTAACAGCCAGCACAGACTGTCACCAAAAACAAAATACCTCTATCAATGTGTGTTCGAACTAAGCAACGCTGGTAGAAACTTTGCAACAGCATTTAACAGTAACCCCGAGCTGCTGAGCGAATTTGGCATATTGGTAAAGAATGTAGATCTTCCAAAAGTAAATATGGAAACTGTGGTTAAGAATCAGTATAATCGCAAGAAAAACGTACAAACTCATCTTAGTTATGATCCGGTTAATATAACGTTCCACGACGACAGTTTTGGTGTAACTACTGCGTTACTAGAAGGCTATTATAGGTATTATTTTGCAGATGGCAACTATACAACTACTGGTGCAACTGCTTCTTATGATCCAAGAAATCTTTATAAGGGAGGAGAAAATACCAATACTTTTAGATATGGCCTGGACAACGAGTCAACTGATCCGTTTTTTGATAAAATCACAATATATCAAATGGACCGACACCAATGGACTTCGTTTACACTAGTTAATCCTCTTATTACGACAATTCAGCACGACACAATGGACTATTATGACGCAACTACTCCAGTGCAAAATCAAATAACCGTTGCGTACGAAAGTATATTTTATGATAGGGGCAGTGTTGATGCAGATCCACCCCCCGGTATCGGCGGTCCAAAATATGACAATACTCCTAGCCCACTCACTAGTGTAGGTGGTGGCACATCGACGCTTCTGGGACAAGGCGGAGTTGCTGAAGGACTCTCGGGTATATTTGGTGATGTTGCTGCTGGACAAGTTGGACTGGATACTATAATACAAGGAATAAACACTTACGAAAACGCAAAAGATCTTAATCGTTCAGGGCTGCGACAAGAAGGCATGAACATACTGGCAAATGCTTCAGGGGCAGCCGTGGGAAGGGGAATTGTAGGAATAGCAAACACTGTATTTCCTAAAGGAACAGGCCGCGGCAATATTACAGCAAACGGCATTCCGCAAACAGGTATAAATCTAGCAGAAGAAATAAATCCCAACGTAAACATAGTAGATCCTGCAAACGCACAACCCACAGTTTCTGCAAACAGAGCCTCTGGCGGACAGTCTGATGTTAACAGTCCTATATACGAAGAAAGAATAAGAGCAGCAGAGTCAAACAATGACCGCACAGGAGGCGGTGGATAAATGTCAGAACCTAAAAGCAATCTTCCTTCGACTACCACTACCACAGATAGTGCCGATAAAGTAAAGACATTTTTCGAAAACTATTTTTCGGAACCCATAAGCTATGCTGCTTCAGATGTAGATACTGTGGTAGGATACTTTTTAAAAAGAGGATTTACAGAATCAGCTGCTATTGCTACAGCAACAGTTCTGTTGAGACAGTCTAAAATTGATAATGTTAAAATTTACAAACTGATAGATACCCTAAAAGGACTTACAGAAGTGCAGCTGAGTGCGTTAGTTACAGAAGTGCTAAACTACAATAGACCAAAAGTGAGCACGCTGGGATATAAAACACAGATCCAAACTGATAATTTTGAAGCAAGAAATATTATAATCTAGCATGTCAAGGTTTGCTCAGGGAAAATACAGTTTAAAAAATCCTGAAAAATATATGGGTAACCGAGAACCCACATACCGCAGCAGTTGGGAATTTGCATTCTGTAGATTTTGCGATGAACACCCTAATGTATCACAATGGGCAAGCGAAAGTATAAAAATACCATATCGAAATCCCTTAACAGGCAAGAAAACTATCTATGTACCCGACTTTCTGGTAGCATTTACTGATGCGAAGGGTAATAGCAGAGTAGAACTGATAGAAGTAAATCCTGAAAATCAAACCAAGCGGGATCGCCTAGGAAAAAGTCGAGCTAATCAAGCAGCGTGGATAGTTAATCAAGCCAAATGGGAAGCAGCCGCAGCATGGAGCAAACAGAAGGGCATATTCTTTCGAGTAATTAATGAAGGCGATATTTTCCATCAAGGCAAGCGACGATAAATAATAGTAGTATATAATAGGTTCTTAACTATGACTAAAAAACTAGAGGAATTATTGGAATTGCCTGACAATAAAGATCTTGTTGATTCAGCAAAAACAGAAAGCAGTAAAAAAGAAAAGGCAATTGCACAGCAAGAAGACGATATAAGAAGCATAGAAGAACTAGACAAAATTGCCAGTGCACTGCCTGCAGTAAAAGGTCTTGGTACTAGAGGCGATCAAGAGCTTAACGAAATTGCTGATAAAGCTCTACAAGCCTATGAAGATTTGATGGATTTAGGCATGAATGTAGAAAGTCGCTACAGTGGGCGTGTGTTTGAGGTAGCCGGAGGAATGCTTAAAACTGGACTAGATGCTCGCACTGCAAAACTTGATAAAAAAATCAAAATGATTGAATTGCAGCTAAAAAAGGAAAAGCTAGACAAAGACTCTAATCCAGACGACGGAGGATTTGTAGCAGGCGAAGGACACTTGATTACAGATAGAAACAGCTTGATGGAACGCCTAAAAGGCATGGATAAAGATAAATAACAAATACAGGAAAACATTATGAAATCATTTGCAGAATACTTGACAGAATCAGAAAAGACTTACTTTTTTAAAGTAAGTGTTGCTGGTGAGATTCCAGAAGGTTTTGAGGATACTATGGAAAGCAGCCTGCAGAAGTTTGCTCTTAAAAACATTACGGCTGGCAAGAGAACCCCAATACAAGAACAACCGATGCATTTTCCAAATCTTCAAAATATGGAAGTTACTCATTACGATATAGAACTGTCCTACCCAACAACTAATCAGGTGCTAGAACAGTACATAAGTCAGTGTTCGCAAGTACCTAGAGCACACGTTAGGGTAGAGAACCCTTATGCTCAGGATACAATAGCTGCTGGTGACCAAACTGGAGATGCTCGCACTGAAAGCGAAGGTCCTTACGAAGCATTACTAAATTCTGAATACAAAGATCCTGTAAGCACAGAATCCGCACAACAGAATGTAGGTGCCAATAAAGTAATGGATCTACTTAAAGAATTAGAGCAAGCTCGCAAGGAAAGAGAGCACGATCCAATGCGTGCAGCCACACCGGGCGATTCTAAAGATATCAAAAATGTAGAAAACGCAACCAGCGTTATAGGGAGTTAATTATGAATATGAAGAATATGATTCAGCGTATGGCTGATTTAGAAAGCAAAAAAAGCAAGCAACTAAACGAATCGGTAGACGAAGCCTGCGGATCATCTCCTATGCCGCCGGAAAATCCTGGTTCACCTGTCAGCATGAATGTGTCACTAAATGCAAGCGGCAAAGACCACGTTGCCGATCTAGTTGACATGATGAAAAACGCTGGCCTCGGAAATGCTGGTCAAGTAGAGCCAGACATGATGCCAGCACAGCCAATGCGTATGGACATGGAAAAGTTTAGAAGTATTGTTGATGATTCAGAAGATCTAGAAGAATGGGACTACGAACCAGACGAACAATATCAAGATCACAACTATATGACAAAAGATCTTAGTGGTGGTTTGAATCGTAGCAAAGATCAATATGGCAAAGCTCAAGACGGCGACAATGCTATGGCTGTTGAAGATAGTGACGGCGAAGAAATGGGTCCAGACGGCAAGCCATTTGATCCTAGCAAACTTATGAGATGGAAGCAAACCAATATGCCACATGATAAAGCCATAGAGAAGTTTGGCAAAGAAAATGTAGGCAGAGGGTCTGGAGTGACT